TTTAACTCTACTGATATGGTCATACTCTTGTTTATAATTTTCAAATGCAGCATTCAAATACTTATAGAAGTGTGCAGACAATCCCATATCAACGTCATCATACATCATACTGACATCATTACGTGCCAGTTTCTTTTCTGGCATCTGATCACTTCCATATTGACCGTAGTCTGGGTTAACCTTTAGATAGTCTTCAAAATTAGATATAATAGTATTACAGATCTCATGATGTACAAACCTTCTATACACCCCAATGAAATCTTCAAATTTACCTTCAATTCTATCAGGATCAATTATCAATCCACTTTCACTTGCTTGTAGCATCAATACGCTCGGATCATATACTTCACTAGATGATAGCGTGTTAGCAGCGGAATGTCAATGTCGGGTTGTAAGGCAGATGAAACATTCAGTTTAACAGCAGATGATAAGGTAAATGTACCTTCGTTCACCTCAAAACCAGCAGAATTGATTGGATCTCCTTGTGGTTCAATACGTTCAGTAACAAACTCAATACCTAAATCAGTAGTACCAGATGGATATGTTGTAATAGTTTGCTCTGTTTCATCGTGTTCAAATGAAACATAATCAATACCAAAGTTATCATTATCAGCATTTCCAGCACCAGATCTTTCTTGCCTTACTTCTAGTATTAAATTACCCACTCTATATGCTGTTGGCAAAGGAATACTAACAAAAGTCCAATCTGTAGGACCAATAGTAGAAGAAATTGTACCAATCTTAGTAAAACTGGTAGCATTATCACTACTAGCAAATAATTCTAGTGGTTCACTTGGTGATTCTCCACCATTACTACCATTACCACAAATAACTCTAAACTTAACTGCTAATATTTCTGCATTCTTTGTGTTAGCTGAAGTAGCATTAACACCAATTGATCTTGCCCATCGTGTAGCTTCATTTCCAAAAAATCTAAGATATTTTTCAGCATCAGTAGATGTAAATCCACCATTGACACCAGATCCAGTTCCAGATTCAACATAATCAACAGAAGGACTTGCACTATCAAACAATCCAGAAGTGGTTGATGTTCCTGTACCACCAGGAATTGTTGTTGATACTTGATAATTAACCTTACCATATCCACTTTCTCCACTGTTACTTCCACCAGCACCAACAACCATTGTTCCAGCATTCATGTTAGTAGCATCAAATTGGAAGTTCATGTGGTTACCTGATCCACCGCCACCACCGCCAGGACCATAAAAGGTCTGGTTTTGTGTAGCAATAAATCTAACTCTACCATCAGTACCATCAATTTCTTCTCCAATATTTACAACACCACCATTACCAGCATTTGCTTCTGATATGAAGCTTGCTGTAGCACCTGAACCAGATGATTTGTATGCACTTTGTCCTCTAGTAGCACCATAACCTTCTCTACGTGCATTAGAACCGTTTGATGCACCTCCACCACCACCAATACCAGAACCAGCACCGACTCCACCGCCGCCGCCGCCTCCTCCTCCACCAGTACAAACTGAGTTACCACCAGTTCCACCAGATCCAGAGAAAACATTAGCTAAACTTTGAGCACCATCATTATTACTAACTTGTCCATTTTGATCAGAACCTTGAGTACCACCACCAGCAGCACCACCGCCACCTCCACCAGCAGCACCAGCGAGCATGACTACAGAAGTACCAATAGCTGATGCAGCACCACCAGCTCCACCGCCACCTCCACCAGTACCAGAACCTCCAGCACCACCAGGAGAAAAACCAGTATTGTTTGCTGAACCTTGTGTTCTACCTGAACCTGAATCTCCACCTCCACCAACATAAACTCTTAAAGCAGCATTATTACCAAGAGAATTTAGATTGACATTAATATTAAGAAATTTACCATCACCACCACTACCAGCCCACCATCCAGAACCACCATCACCAGTACCACCTGATCCACCTCCACCACCTTTGACTTCTGCTCTTAAATTATCTAATGGCCATCCAGTTGGAAGAGTATAAGTATAGAAGGCTGAATCTGGTGTGCTAAAAATTTGAGCTACTTCAGTATTACCAGTAAATAAAGTTCTGGCACCATCACCACCTGCACCTACAACATATGCAGTGGTAGCACCAACACCTGCTGAATTCTGACTACCAGCAGTTCCATTATTTCCATTGAAATAATTATTAATATTGATAGTTAATCCATTTACATTATAATTACCATCTGAAGTGACACTTGTTGTAGTTCCACCAGAAACAATTCTAGCATTTCCACCAAGACCAGCACCACCACCGCCAGGTAAAAAGGTTGTTGTAGTTCCACCTGTACATGCGGTTCTAGAAGTAAACATGGTAGAACCATTATCATTTCTTGTAGCAACAAATCCAACACCACCTGGGTTATTATCCCAGTCATCATTACCACTAGGATGAAAATCATTTTTAACTCTACATTTCAACTGATTCCAACCAATCTGTAGAGTATTTGCAGGAACAACCAATGTTGCACTGCTGGTATAAGGTACAGATGGTCCTGAAGTATTTGGTGGTGTTGCGTTACCTTGCTTCCAAGTACCATCAGGATTATACAAATCCATTTCAGACAGACCATCACAATGAAATTCAACATTAAAACCAGCAGCAGCAAGAGATGCATCTACATTAATACCAACACCAGCTTCTACCCATGATCCTACGTAAGGATCTGAACTTCCTACTGGAGCAATTGGATAAATTCCATTGGTCAACAAGAAACTAGACCACACACCAGCAGCACCAGCAGAGATATTAGATGCATCAACAGGAACCCAATCTCTTGTTTGTAATAATTGTTGCCATGCACCACCGCCGCCACCACCATCTGCAAAAATCTGATATTGATTACCACCATAGTTAAATTGATAGTAACTACTTTGACCATTTACACCATTAACATCACTAGTAGCTCCACCACCACCAGCACCAGTAAGAGTACCAGTAACTCCTGCAATTGGAAGTTGATTTGATGTAGGAGAAGGAACTGTGTAAGTTCCTGCAGTAGTCTGTTCTGCAACCATCTCTTGTGTAATGGTACTTCCACCAGGTAATTGAATTGTTTTACCACCAATAGTATATGAACTATCAATATCATATACTGTATCAGGTGGTTGTTGAATAACTGTTACTTGATCAGCTGGTAAATCTCCTGAAATTTTATATGCTAATTCCAGTACAATATTTTCATTTCCACTACCATTTGTTGATGCACTTAATGCAATTAGTTTTGTTGCATTATATTTTGATGTTGCTAACCTAATATTATTATCATCATCTTTAATTACATACCACTCTGTATTATTAGCAAATGTAACAAATGTTCCATCAACAACAAATACTAGAGGAGTTGTTTGACTATTATCTTTAACTCTAATCTTATAACCAGTAAACAAATTATGACCAGGAATATTAAATATTGTTCCTGCAGGATCACTAGTAACATTACTGGAAGTAATAATACGTTCTACAATCTCACCAATACCACCTGTATTACCAAATGTAGAAACAGTTGGATCAGTAAGAATATAATCTACAACACCATGACTGTGAAATAATGGTACTCCACCAGAAGGTAAGAAATAACTAACCTGTCCTACACTATCCTTATAACTAGCAAGACAATTATCAACAGCATATCCAGTACCTTCAAATGCTCCTGCTTGAGGTGCTGTAGATGTAAGAATAGCATGTTCATGTTCAGGAACTGCACTTATCATTTTTTCCTGCATTGGTCCTATTTGCAATCCCACCTCACCAGTCAAAGTTCCACCAACAAATTCTGTTATATTCTGATATCCAGTTATTACAATATTTCCAATATCAAATAATGCTTCTTGTTGTGTTTTTGAGAAGAACCATCTACCTCCAGTATTACCAACAGTAGAAATAACATTACCTGATACAGGAGATCCACTACCACTAACACCACCGCCAACACCAACTATCTTTCTAGCTTTATAATCAGGAACATTAAATTTAATACCACCAGAATCTACTCCAAAATTTTCTGGTTTATATGTTCCAGATGTTCCACCATACTTATCCTCAATAACCTCATATAATAATGGAAACTCATCTGCGTCATACTCACCTCCATCACAATATAACCATCCAGGATATTGCATTGCTGGATCAATACCAGTATCAGAAGATGTAGTTACAATTTCAATTCTTGCATCTCCACTACTACCTGGTTGGGTAATATAAACCACATCACCATCAGCATATCCATATCCAGGATTTTTAATAATAGCAAAATCCACTTCACCAGTTAAGAGTGCTGCGATACCAACAGTTAATCCAAATCCAGTGCTTGATGCAACTTTAAGTGTTCCGTTATCACCAACTTGAGTAATATTATAGTATTTTCCTGCAGCAATATCTCCATTACTCCTAGACCATTTAATAGTATCAGCATCAATAACATCAACTAAAAATGTAAATCCTGCATCAACTTTAATGCCACCAACACCATTTAATGACAAATTTGGTGTTGCTGTAGCACCTGTACCACCTCCTCCAATAAGTGTGACCTGAGGGAATTGATATCCTACACCACCATCAATAACATTAATTCCAGTAACCTTTCCTGTAGCAAGATCAATTTCTGCACCAAATGTACCTGCTTTAACAGGACCACTACCATTATCAGTTACCTGTACAAGTGGTGCAGATGTATAGTTACTACCACCGCCACCACCAATAGTAAAAGATTGAATAGATGCACCTAATGTAAGTTGATTAGGAGCTTGATTTGTATCAATAACTGTAAGTTTATCTCCCTCAATAAAAGGATGATCAGTAATAGTAATATTATCATCCCCTTCCCCAAATACTAATGTAGTAGTAGGAATATCAAGCTCAATTGGAATAGTAGGATACCCAGTAACTGTACCTAGATCAGTTGTATATCCAGTACCACCATTAGTTAAACTAGCAACTGCTCCTAAGTTTTCCACAACACCATTATCTGTTACTTTATCATCAGTTGCTTTAAAAATAGGTACAACAGAACCAATTGGCATCGTAGAGTTGCCAAATGTTGATTTATCTGTTAAAAAATTGGTACGAATATTTCTTGGCATTTTAGGTCTTTATTAAGTATTCCACCATCACAAAAGGTTGGATTAAATTATCAATCTTTGTATCACTTTCTGCATTAATACTGATAGAAGCACTCATTCCATCAGTAGAAATAAATGTCTCTGGTATATTTAACTGATAATTGGTAAGTCCTGTTGTATAATTGATAGTATGTGTGTGTTGTGTAGGATCATCCTCATAATCAAATGCTAATGTGGTCTCAATAATATTTGAAACTTGAGGGTATGCAACTTGGGGAGCATTATCAACAACAGTATCTACTGGCAAAACATTATGTAAAGATGTGTTATGAGAATATCCTGCAGAATCTTGAATATTAGCACCATAAGATGTAGTATTTACTCTTAATCTAAATTCAGTTGATTCAGCACTAAGATTATATGCTCCTAAATTTGAAAATGTAAGAATATCACCAGCAGTATACCCAGTACCACCATCTGTAAGAGCAACAACTTTATATCTTGTATTAGTTGGAAGACCACCATTACCTGGCCATGCTTCAAATCTAACAGTTAATCTCATTCCTGTTCCAGTTCCACCAACCATGTCAACTTCACCAGTGGCGAAATCATCCAAAGTGCTCCATAAAGAACTACCAGCAATAGAATATGACCATTGTCCTAATCCTTTATTAGCGAATCCAGCTGTAGTATCTAAACTTTCATATAAACCAAATGATTGTAAAACACCACCAGTAGGAGGTGTAGTAGTAGGAATATCATCATTACCAATATTAGAATCACCTTCAACAAAGGTAGCAGGTAATGTTGGAGTTGCTGACGCACAGGTCATAGCAATACGAAGAGTAACGAATATTATTCTAATATTTTGATAACAAGGACCTTCTGGTGTTGTACATAGTGTTAATGTTCTACCTTCAGGAATCAAACAACTAGTTTCAAATCCTAAACAACCTCCCTTACAAATACCATAATATTCATACGATACACTAAAACCACTAGGAATCCAATAACTACCACTATTCCAATGTACTGATTGCATCCAATGTCTACATGCAGGCTGTCTTTCAATATTGGTACAATTATCTCCTAGTGCTTGAGTTTGCAAACCTGTATTATCATACCAATTAAGTACACCAATTGTAGATGCGTTTGTATAATAATTTAATTCATATATGTCACTACCAGCACGTCTAATAGTTCTAGATCTAAGAGTAGTTGTAAAGTGTGCATGTGGTAAGAAAGCATTTGCACTCACAACTTCCTCATCTGGAGCTCTAGGTCTAGTAAAACCGACATTACCTGTAAGATTGACAGTTCTAGGAGGAACTCTAAACTGTCCTGTCATATCAACAACTGCAACGTTTCCCACATTAGATGAAACGTTAACACCAACACCAGATCTTTCAATAGTTTGACCAGCAGCATTAATTACTGTATTATCATTAATAACACCCTGATCTGATGCAGAACTAGCTTTAATAGATTTGGATCTTAAATCAGGTACTTGAAATTGTGAATCTGATAATGTTACTCCTTCTTGTTTAAATGCACAACTAGCACCAGTTCCAATAACTTCTGCTAATGCTGGATACACATTTTCATTATAAATTTTACCATCACATCTCAAATAACCAGCAGGTAATAATGATAAACTATTACCAACTGCAGGATCATTTACTTCTAACTCTTGAGGAAAAGCAATAAGAGTTCCTGTAGTTGTTCCTATCTTAGTTCTTTCTTGATTTAAAAAGACTGGCATTTTAGTAAGCTCTGATAATCATCACCACGGTTTGTGATGGTGTATTGTTGTCCATAAGAATATTTAACGCATCTTCTATATCAGAAACGTTAACTGTATAAGATTGTACGTTATTCACAGCAATATTTGGTGGAATTCTGAGTCCACCCCTATTCATAGAAACATCAAAACTAAAATGGTTATGTGATGCTACTGCTGCATCTGTAAAATCTTGTCCAATATGACTGAGGTTAGTTGGATATGTAGTGCTAACATCACCATTGATATAGTTTGGTCTACCGAAAATGGTTACTGGTGGTGGGAATATACCAGTAACCTGTTTCATATGGTGATTGTAATTATATGTGTCTGCAAATGCCTCAGTGAATGCACCATGAGCAGGAATAGTTCTTTGTAGAGCAGGTTCAGGAATTTGATCTTGTGTGAAAGTTTTTGATTCACTTGTTAGAACCAAACTATTTTCATCATAATATGTCATTGATCCATAACCATTTGTCCATTGGTCTGCACTATCAGTATTGTTAATACCAGTTAAATTTGCAGATTCATAACCAGCTCCATAGGAGGACTGTGGTGCCTCAAATACCTGAACATATTTACCACTAGGAAATGCTGTTGTATATTGTCCTTTATGTTTATGACCAGGTGTATGATCAATACCTAATTTTCTACCTATAGTATAATATGTCTTAGACCATGTAGGATCATTCAATGCAATATTTTGAATTTTTCCTGCCATTGTATCAACTGGATCTAATTCAAATTGTAGGTTTGTATCAGCACTGTAGAGAGTTGGTGGAGTAACAGCAGTACCATCACCTTCAACTAAATCTCCAATCACAGTATCAGCGTCTGGTTGTCCAAACTGATATTTCGCATCTTGTAGATATGATCGTTCAAGGTCAACCATTGATCTACCATTCATATTAGGTACTCTAAAAACATCACTCTCCTCATAGTCAGGAAAATTACCAACAATAGATGTGTCAGTAGGACCATATGTATTTCCTATCATAGATGCCAATAAAGGATATCTACTAGCTGGAAATGACCTACCATCACAAACAATCCACCCTGCAGGTATATTATCAGGACGATCTCCCACACTAGACTGTCCACTCCAGGGCATAATTGTGCCGACTGGAGCAGACTTCATCGTTTTTAGTCTGTTATAGTATGCCATTATAGTTCAGTTAACCACCAACCTTGATAGACAGAAGGAATAAAGTTATCACCATCGGTTTGTCCAACATAAATGAGTCCGAAGGATGCATTTCTGTTTTGAACAACCAATTCACCAGATCCATATGGTGTAGATAAACCACCTAACTTGGTTCCTGAAGTATCTCCTTGAAGAGATACTGGTTCACCACCGATAATTGGAGCACGAAGTACAAGTGAGTTATTGTAAGTTAATGCTCCTGCAACTTCAGTAATTCTGATAACATCACCTGTTTCAGGATTAGTTGGAAGTGTTAGGATAAGAGCACCCGTAGCAGGAGCTACTGCTACAATATAATTTATATTGACAGAAAGGGTAGAATCTGTATTGACAAACTTAGTAATATGTCCACCATTCTTATTCTTCCAACCAGCATAACCAAATGCATTGATAGATGAATCTTGTAAAATAGTGAAGCTATTTGCACCATTGACACCTAGATTTCTAACATCTAAAATTGGTTGAGCATTTGATGGAGTTGCGGAATTAATACCAGCAACATCAAGTAAACGACCAACAAATGTGTCACCAAACTGAGATTCAACTCTGAATGTTGGAGTAAATGATTGGTTAGTAAACTGGATAGCATCAGGATCCTCAACACACTTAGTTGGGAATAGTCTCAAGTTACCACTAATATCAGTAGCAGCATTGATGTCAAGTGCTCCACCCTCAAAGTGATGTTCCTCGTTATTGAGTAACTTAATGATAGGTACGTTGTTATCTGTACCAGTGATCTCAAAGTTAGAACCAATAAACTTAACATCATCATATACATCTAATTTACCATGATGATAATTTTTCTTAACTAATGTAGTACCACCATCATTAGTGATACTGCTAGTTACAAAGAAGATTTCATTATCAATTACAATCCAATACTCACGATCAAGGAAGAATGGAACAACATCACTGTTCTCCATTCCAATCTCAACGGAGCTGGAACCACCAGCAGTAATATCATCTGTTAGAACTGTATTCTCTCTGAATAGAATTCTGAATACAGTTTCACCATCACTGTGTGTTGATGCTGTACCAGGAATATTAGTTAAAGATCCAACACGAGTAACAGGTAAATTACCTGAATTTCCAGAAGCAGCTACTGGGGTTCCACTAATCTGCATGATCTCTTC